TGGGCTTACGGACCACATCAGCAAACCACACACGGTATTGATTGTGATGTGGAACCGGGTAAGCACAAACAAAACCATTACCAGATTCAAAAACAGCATTAAAATCGGTGACTGTGGTAAAAAGACCAAGACCCCCGTTGATTCGAGGAACGAGCCAAGGACCAATATCGAAACTCAGTGGTCGCGGAATAAAGTTACCGTATTTTTCTGTTTGATCCAGCGTCGCAATTCCAGTTTTGTTGATAAACAAAATCCGACTACCAAAAGTCGCTACGCTATATTCAAGCACACCAGACTTAGGAACAATTACCTGAGTAGAGAAGTTATCTGCGCTTGTGCCAGTAATAGCGTGTACGCTCTCTTCGCAAAACACCCCGAATGAGTTACCTTGCAAACGACTGAATCCGTGAATCTTATCTCCGATACCGATTTCACCAGCACCGTCAAAAGCACTGAAGTTGCTCGGATCACCCGGAGCACTATAAAGAACAGAGCCAGATTTGTACCCGAGGAACAAGTGAAAATTGTGAACACCAACGTGACGTGGTTTATCGAGGTCTTCGCTGTTACCTTGTTTCGGATTGATTGCGTAGATACGGGACCAATACTTGCTGTCCCAAATACCTGCTCGTCCTGCGCCCGAACAAATGTAGAACGCCTCATAATCGTCATTAGCGTAGAAATTTGCACGTTCACTGACGTACCGCGATGCGGCTTGCTTGATCGTCTTGTAGGAGTCAAAGCCGTTGAATTCCATATCCCCGTTGACAACACCAACCTTGACAGTCAACCCTGAATCTTGGTAGATGTCATAATTGTCAAGCACTGTGTAGTAGGCTGTGGTGCTATCTCCAGCGGAAAGGTTTGTTTCAGCCTTAGTAGTGCGAAGGTTGACAATGGTCATCGTACCCTCAGCATCGCCGGCTTCAAAAGAACCACTTGAAACAACGTAATCAACAAGATCACCGTGTAGAACAATGTTCTTGGCAGCGTCAGCAAAGTAATAACGAACGGATGGAAGCTCGTAGTACACGTCAATGTACACGTGGTCAATACGAACTTCAAACACAGAAGCAGTTGAGTAGTTATCTGCTTGAATGAAAAGACCAACACTGAAATCAGGGTCAAGAATTTCCTCAATCGGTATCCCCACGGCACCGAACAAGCTAGTAGTACCACCGGCAGTAAACGTGGTGCTACCCATACCACCAGTGATTTCCAACTGAAGATTGTTACCACCGGCAGTGAAAAACTCCTGTGCGCTTCCGTAAGCCTTCTCTACAAAACCACCCGTCTCGTTCTGGCGAACAATGCCAAGCGTGGCATAAAGACCGAGACTAGATGGAATAGTACCCGTTGACCCGCCATCATCAACAATGGCCGTAACCTTAATCCCCTTAATAGAGCTACCTTCCGGAATAGCAGAAAGGCCCGGGAAACCTGAGAGCGTCACGGTATTGGTTTGTGTGTTGTAGTTACCGGCACCAGTCTGGCCGATCTTCTGATATATGTACTCGCTGTCACTAGCAGTGTCAATGTTTTCAAGAAGCGTTGATTCAAGCGTAGCGCCAGCCTGATTACGCCAAAGCCCAAAGTTGTCCCAACGCGATCCGGCGCTTGCGTTCGGCGCAGGCCAGCTGGTAACACCCGGAGCACTGCTGGTAATACGCCCAATCAACCTGTTAGGCTCCAACGAAGTGACACTAGAGCTAGCGGAGTAACTGTTACCGTCAATATCCTTGTAGCGGTCAATCTTGTTCAGGTAGCCGTAGCTTCGATCACCAGCGTCAAAATTGACCTTCCAACCCGTGTGATGGAAGCGTGGTTTGACGCGATCAATCGTTCGGACACGAGCATCAAGCGGGGTCGTAGCTGTACCACCACCAGAGTGAGTGAACGTAATATTACCTGTGTAGCTATCGCCCATCTTGGTAGGAATGACTGCTTTAACTGCACCGCCAGCAATCAGAGGCATAGCTTCTGCGTTACCGCTTGAAGCCGTGTAAGGTATTGCACTAAGATCATATCCAGAACCTTGCGTGGCATCTTCGGATTCAATTGACCAGACGTTACCGGCAGTCAAAGAAGCCGTTTCGCCGTACATCGTATACATGCACGCTATATCTGCTTTAGAAGAAACAGTCGTATCTACCGTCAAAGACGGCCCGGTACACGTAGTCAAAGCCGCAGTTGCGTGACGGTACATATAGAGCGTAGTCCCGTAAACGTGGGTAGCGTTACCACCGTAAGTCTTGTTCTTTGACTTTGTTGAGTTAGACGTGGTACTCGTCTCAACGTACTCAGCAAGAGAGACAATGTGCAGCTTGGCCGTACCGCTAGTCCAGTTTCCAGTCAGTAGTTCAGCTTTCAAGCAAAGGAATGGAACAGTCGAAGACGACCCGAAATAGACGTAATCACCAGCGTAAATCTGAAGACCGTTCGTACTACCCTCAATCTGCACCGCGTCAGCAATCTGGTAGGTAATCCCGTTAAGCCGCTCTGCCCAAACACCATCCAAGCCAAAAATGTTTTCAGTCGTACTAGCTGCGCAAGATATGTAGTTTACTGGCTGATGACGGTCAATGTCTTGGAGGAATTCTTCCTCGGTATCAGCAAAAAAATCACTTGCTGCGCCCATGACAGCCGCTTTTTCGCCCGCAGTCAGTGCGTCAGCGGTGACGATTTCATAAGCAGAGCCCGTCGTAGAAAATACGGCAGAGTTCAGAGTTTTGATAACCGCGTTAGGGTTTACAGGATCGGCGTAGTCCGGACAATCTGCACGGATAAACGGAATGATGGTCGTTTGGCTGATTTCCGTCAGCGGGATGTTAGGAAGCGTCGTGGTCTTCCACAGAATATACCCAAATGGGACTTTGTTCGGATTGTCGTTACTTTCGACGTACAACCACGGACTTGTTGCGTAAATCGCATCTGCCGAGTAAATGTTTCCGCTTGCAATCCGCAAGAAGAAAATCTTGTCGTGAACTGAACGGTCGTTGCCATCATACTGTCGGAAGCCCTTGATTCGATGCAACCCCGCACCGTCAACAAACTCGTAGTTCAAGCAGTCGCGGAGACTACTTGGTTTGGAGAGACTGGTAGCCGTGTTGAAGTCGAGCCCTTCCGTCAGCGGAATAACGTCAAGCTTGTACGGAGGAACACCGCTGTCAATATCCATTCGTGACATGTATTAGAACCTGCTCGGTGCGTGGGTAACCATTGGCATCTCTTTCCTGAACAACTGATTCAGGTAGTAGTCGTATCGTTTCTTGGCTCGAAGGTAAACAGCGTCTTTTCGATCATAGTCAGCGTAGTGCATGATAGCTCGCCAAACGATGATGTCTTCGTACTGTTCTTTCATGGCAGGACTGAGGACTTCCGTTTCAGTGCTAAGCACTTGCGGTTCAGCTTCATAGTGGAAGTTCAGGAGATAAGGACCGTTACACTTGGGGTACAGTTCATAGTATCCATTGTGAGAACAAGTGAAGTAGTTGGGGCGTCCTGCGGACTGTTCGATGTCAAATCGCCACTGTTCAATCGGAACGTAGCAGAGCTTTTGACGAGAGTAGTTCGTGCTGTTGAAATCCGTGTCGGCGTCACCAGCCATCTCAAACGTGTAGAACGTGTCAAGACGCGGTTCCAGAAGATCGGTAACTTCGGTAGCAAAGTCGTATCGACCAGTGCCCTTATAGCGCGCAAACGCAGCTTCCGTCAACGTAGTGCCATCACTCTGATAAAGATCAAGCTGCTCGTTCAACTGGAACGGAACGCCGTAAGCACTGGACGAGCTAAACCCTTCGGTCGTCAAGCCAATAAAAGCCTTTGCAGTGCCGCTAGCCCAAGCACCAGAAAGAAGGTGGATGTCTGCCGTACTGTTGTCGATCTTGCGGCCAACAGCAAACTTGGTGCCACTGGTTGCGCCGATCAGTACGTTACCGGCTGCGGGCGTATCGTTGCTGGTGCTGTTCTGTTCCAGATAAACACGCGGTTGAATCTTGATGGAAGCTTGCTTGATCGTGAAATCAAGTTCGCTGTACATCATCTGAATTTCCTTCCAACTGTCAGCAATCCACGTCTTGAAACGCGAGTGCATCTTGTCATCGGGAGAAGTAAAGGAGGTTCCAGTACCAATGTCATCCAGAGTCACACCTGACTCAAGAATCGCTTTGTTGACCATTTGACGGTAAGTTTGCTGTGCCATTGGTACTGGGCTCCCTATTCAGTTAAGCGGTTGCTTCAATCAGCAACTTGTTCTTGTTCCAGTTCTTCAGCAAACCACTTTCAATGGCAGCTTGCAACTGCTTAGGCTTCGGCCAAAAGCCAAACTCTTCAAAGTACGCACGATACGGAGCGAGCATCCGTTCTTTCTTTTCTTCGTGACCAAGGGGCTTCGCCTTTCCGTCCGTAATCATGTGAACGGTCATCGGGTAAGCTTCAGCTTCATCCCAGTAGTAGCGATTCTTGCTGTTTTCTGCCTCTTCTTCGTCAGTCATCAAAGTCAGGCGTTTGCAATCCTTCAACATATCCACAACTTCCACGCGCACATCAACCATGTGGTTCTTAGGGATGTAGCAAACGTAACCGTTAACGGAACACGGTTCGGGGTGACGAGAAGTACCGGGAACGTGATGGAGGGTAATGCGAGCCCATCCGGGCTTTGGTGCATCTCCTGTCGAGGGCTGTGCGTAGTCTGCCGTGTTCAGCTTTTCCTTGATGGCCTTGATTACATCTTTCTTGGTCATATCGGTAGTACACTTGACGGCAAACACCTTAGCGGCACGCTTACGAAGCTCACCCATCGGAAGGGTTTCAAGCTCCTGCAAGACGGCGGCGGGGTTGATGTCATTTTCACTCACTGTGATTTACTCCTAAATTCGCACCGTTAGAAAAGGGAACGGAGATGGGGTGCGAGTCCATCTCCGGCCCTTGTGTTACATTGTTACGACCTTACAGCGGGTACGAAGACGAGTAATCAATCGTAGAATAACGCGCTGCGCTGGCGCTGTTCTGCTGCTGCAACTGAACCGAGAGCGTCAACTTGCGGACGCCAGATGTGCTTGCCGTGGTCAGATTACCCACGGTAAACTTCAGGTCATCATCATCTGCCGAAACGTGAGCAACGGCAACAGATTCGAGGTTGGTGCGATCTGCGACGGCAATCGTGTCGCCTTCAACAGACGTGTCGATGTCAGTAGAGCCAACGGTAATAACACCGTCGTCGGCGCACGATGACGCAAACGAAGCATCACAGCCAAGAGAATACTGAAGAACCTTCTGATTGGCACCGAGCTTGGCAAACTTGATAACATCGCTGTCAGCAAGGGCGCCACCATCGGCAAGCTGGAAGGTGACAGAGTACCACTGAGGCTGCTCCGAGGTAGCTCGGAGCTTAGCGCCTTGGTCGTACTGAAGGGTGGTGTAGGTAGTAGGCATTGTCTATTTACTCCTGTTTGATTAGAGGTCGGTCGCAGCGGCTTCGATACGGACGATCCAGTTCTGATTCAGAACCAGCGCAGCGTACCAGAACTTCCACGACATACCACCACGCTGAGCGTGCGGGTCTTCGTAGCTCGCCTTCGGCTTGAACACGGTAATGTTGGCCGAATCCATGCCCTTCAGGCTGGTGCAACCAAACGCATCCTGACCGAAGATCACGCCAAGGTAAACGTCCACGTTCGTGTTGTCACGGGCGCGCATACCGTTCAGCGTAGCCGAACCAGCACCATAGGCCGGAAGAGCGTGGTTGGTCAGAACAATGCGGCATTCCTCGACCTTACCAATTTCGTATTCCGAAACCGGAGTGTAGGAGCCATAGGCTTCCACCGGAAGGAACGAGTCCATTTCACGGAAGTCAGTTTCCTGAGCAACGTGGCCGAAGTAGATGAAGCTCGGAGCAACCGGTTCAGTAGCGACATTCGTGCTAGCCGGAACACGCTTGGTGATCTTGGTGGCACGGTTCATCTTCAACTGCGAAACCGCAGCGCGAACATCAGCCAGAGTGATCGGGGTGTTGACCGAACTACGGCCGGCGCCGTTAGCGTAAATCACGTTCGTACCGTTCGACACAGCGTTCCACAGGATCAGTTCCTTAACGGCACCGGCCTGCTGACCGAGGACTTCCGACATCTTGTTCAGAACCGGGTCTTCGTGCGTGTCTTCAATTACATCGGTAAAGGCCATCCAATCGCCGTACTGCGACAGGGTAACGTTCACGACTTCATCTTCGTACATCTTCGGAGCCTTGGTCACGCCTTCAGTAAGCGTGGTTGCCGAGACAGCCAGAGGGATTGCACGCTTCCACTTGACGGTCTGACCCTTGTTCTTCGGGACAGGCTCGTGGGAAGCGTACTGCTCAAGGAACAGTTCGTTCTGAGCGTGGGCAAGGAACTTGCCGATTACATGCCAGCCGGTACGACTAGTAATGTCGCCGTAATTATTTCCGCTAAAAGCCATTGTTTGTTTCTCCTAAATTGTGTTATCGGTAAGTGCGTTTAGCCAGATTGCTGTTATAGGCTCGTTTGAAAATCTCTTCGTCAGAGAGTTCAGTTGGAGTTGCTACAGTCTTTGCTGCTACGCCTTGTGCTTGTACTTTTCGTTCTCGTTCTTTTTGGATAGCTGCAACTTGCGGGGCAGCCTGTGGCTTGTTATCTGCCGGCTTTTCAGCCTCAGTCTTAGCCTCTTGTTCAGGTGCGCCGTAGATGGCCCGCATGTCAGCTTCGTAAAGCTGCATAATTCGGTACACGCCTTTAGCACTGTATCCAAGATTCTTTACAGATTCGTCTTGATCGTTGAACCATTGCGCGTAGGTTTCAGACGACTTGACTGCATCTAGGTTTGGCACCAGCCTGTAGAGTTCGTCACGTTCCCGACGTTCGTATTCGGTTTCTCGTTCCTCGTAAAGCGGCTTAGTAGCGGCTTCGGCTGCGAGGCGTGCTTTCTCTTCGGCTTGCCGGACGGCTTCTTCAACGGAGTTTTTAAGCAACCGGGCCATAGCCGGGTCAATCTCCTGAAGATTCCGCCACTCCTCTGATTCTTCTACCTTGAGCTTTGTAGGCTCAGCGGGTTTGGTGTCTTGCTTCGGGGTGCGAAGCTGACGTTCGAGTTCTTGGGCTCGTCGCTGAAAAGCAGCAACACGACCCTCGTCACTCTTGTACTTCTGTTTCCATTCCGCAGCTTCCCTAGCACGTTCATCTCGTTCCTTTTCCAAGGCTGCGAGACGTGCTTTAAGATCATCTACGGGGTCTTGGGCAGCTTCGCTTGCGGCCTGTTCGGCGGCGTTATCGGTTGCTGCTACTTCGGTCTGTTCGACTTCTTCAACCGGAGGTTCCTCGGGTTGGACTTCAACCTTCTTTTCTGCTTGAACCGCCCCTTTCAGGGAGGATTCAAAGGCTTGCTTGAAGATTTCATTTTCGTCAAACTGTTCGCTTAGACCTTGGTTTTCTTGTTCAGTTCCCATTTTGTTTCATTGCTCCTAAGTTGAGGCTCAATCCTGAGCGTCGGATACGTCTTCCATCATTAGAATGCTGCGCCAAGCAGCGATTTTGCCCTGAGAGAACTTGACTTCTTCAAAGGACGTTGCGTTCTCAAGTTTGCTCGTTTCGTTGGTAATCCACTCTTCACAGCGGTTACGCACGTCGTTCCAATCCCGAGATGTTCGTTTTACTATCATTTTTACCAACCTTTACCTTTCTTGATTGCCTGTTCCGCTTCCACTTCCTTGAGAGCTTGGCTACGAGCTTTGATAGCCATATCCTGTCCAGCAAGGAATCGCTTGGTGTCAAGATCAGCCGCTTGCTTCTGAAGGTCTGCCGCAATCTTGGTACGGTTCTCTTCGTCACGCGCAGCAAGCTGAGCCATTGCAGTCATGTACTCAAACTGTTTAGCCATGACCTGTGCTTCGGCTTCCTTGTCTCGGATGTCTGCGTTCCGCATCTTCTCTTCATAATCCAGTTTTGCCGCTTCCATTTCCTTCGTGGCCTTGAACTGAAGTTCCTTTTCGTCCAGTTCCAGCTTCCGCATCTTGACTTCGTAATCAAGCATTGCCGGGTCGGGCTGCGGGTTCTGTGCGGCAGCTTGCTGTTCCTGAGCAATCTGTTCATCGGTCTTGACGATACTACGGCTCGGGAGGTGCATCATCCCCAACAGTGCCTTGTAGGCGTTCTG